TGCTTGTTGCAGCTATTGTTGATGCTCCTGGTATTAATTTAGTTGGTACTGCGGTTACACTAGATGTAGCTGCTATAGTTGCAGATCCTAAATCTATTTGTGTACCTACTGCTGTAAATCCAGATGTACCTGTTATAGTTGCAGTACCTCTATCTATTTGTCTACCAGTAGCTGTAGCACTAGATACCGCACTAATAACTGCTTGTCCACGGTCTATTTGTCTACCTATTGCTGTTGCAGAAGAAACTGCTGCTATGGTTGATGCACCAAGATTTATCTTATGACCAACTGAAGTAAACCCTGATGTTGCAGCAGATGTTGCTGCTCCTAAATTAATTTTATGCCCTACTGCATTGAAATCAGAAGTTTGTGCAGATGTTGCGCTAGCTAGTTTTTGTACTGATGATTCAGCTGTAAAACCTGATGATGCTTGTATTGTTGCAGCACCAAAATGATAAACGGGAGTTCCATAGTTGGACTTCCCGTATGTATATAGACCATAGCCTACTGAGGCCATGATATTACGCTAATGTTATATCTAAATCTCCAGCATCAAATCTGAATACATCACCTGTGCTTACAGTTTTAGATGTTGTTAGGTTTGCGTAAGCTAAAAGATTACCAGCTGATGAAGCATCTAAAATACCAACTGCAACTACAGTTCCATAATCTGCTGTAGCTGTTGGGTATTCAATAGCTGCTGAGTTTGTTGCTGTGGTAGGATCAGTACCAGATACTGTAAATGTACCAGTTTGTCTTGCATAAGCTCCGCCTGATACTTCTGTACCACCGCCTGTGTCATCTGGTGCTACAGTATATAAAGCAACATATAATGTTGATGGTGCTGTATAAGCATTACCACCAAATACATGGTCTAATACTTTATCTTCTAAATAATCACTAAATCCAGCCATTTTATCTCCTAATTATTATTCCAATAATAAATCTTTTTACCAGATTTGCCATAAGTTCTTCTTCTTTGTATTAGAGAGCCTTTGCCAAATTCTGCTTTCTCTTGTTCCATTCTCATCTCTTCTAATGCTTTCTCAAATTGTGCTGTAAATAACGGCACTCTTTCATCTTCCATTAAATAGATAGAAGCGTGTTTTAAAGCACCATATAAGTAAGCATCTGGATATCCTGTGGATATAAAGTTCGTTGTATTAGAACTGCTTAAAGCATCAATAGTGCCATAGTATGTTAATTGTAGCGTATAACTTGTGTCAGGGGTAGGTGCTAACTCTAATGAATTATCTACAAGTGCATAATAAATAGGTTGACCAGTTACATTGTTATTAGATTTTCTATACACATCTAATGACTCAATAGACTGTTGAAATAATGGTCTAAAATCATTTGATGTAATTTCTACATTGATAGCTTCTAACCAATCTGTTGGTAATGACATATATTGTGCATCTGCTGTAGCGGTTGCCCGTTTAATCATATCCTTAGTTCTTAATCTTCTATTGAACTCTGCTTCTGTTGCATCAATAAAAAAGTCTAATTGGTCTGTTAAATCTGACCTGTTTAAGAAATTTGCAATATTAGTTTTTAATTCATCGTATGTCATACTTTACCTTTCCATGTCCTAAAGGGTTTATTATCAGAATGGTTTAACCATTTTTTCCATTGTGCAGAATCTTGCGCCCAACCTTCTCTTAAAGCTTTTTGATATATTACCATGGGAACTTCTGCTACATGACGAAAATCTTTACCTGGTGCATTTTCAGATAATTGTTTTACATAGTCTAATGTTGGCTGTATATCTTGTTTGGTTTGATAAACAACCTTGTCATCTTCTGTAGCAAATACAGATTTTATACCTTGTCTATGATCTATTAATGTAGTTTTTGCCATGTAAGAATTTTAGCACAAAAAAAAGGGAAGCCGAAACTTCCCTTAAAGCTTATTTAACTAAACTTATGATGTTGTTAAGTCTGCAACGACACCGTGAGCAGCTTCGTTAGATACTTCTAACCCGTACTCAACTACAATCATTTTAGTCTCAGCATCACCTATTGTAGCAATATCTACAGTTTGGAAATCTCTTAGGTAAGATACTTTCGCAAACTCTGGATCTACTAACAATAAAGTTCTTTCTCTACTTCTGTTTGATGGAACGATTTTTAGTTCACCAAAGTCAGATGAATAGATAGATACTGAAGCCTCGACTGTATTAGCGTCAACAAACTGTCTAGCTTGTGTTCTTCCTGTGAAACCAGAAATAACTTGTTTGTTGTGTGGACCACAAATAGCCATGTTTGGCTCTGCGCCACTAGCAAACATAAGTTGTAATACATCTTTTAATAAGGTTTCTGTTAATGCTCTTTGTGTTCCGTCTGTTGGAGCAGCACCGCCACCAGTAGAAGCACCACCTGTTCCTCTTGAATCGTTAGTTGTAATCCAAGATTCGAAACCACCAGTTACCCTAGCTGTTGTAGCATTACCAGTTGTTTTAGCACCATTTTTACATAGAGCTTCTTCCATATCTCTTTTAAGAGCTTTAGCCATAATAGCTAGTTGGTGAGCCATTTCTGATCTCTTACCAGCTGGGTCTGAAGCGTCTTGTGAGCCTGTTACAGTAGCATCTCTGCTTGAAATCATAGCAACATTACTTACTCTAGTTGTAGCAGTAGCTGTTGATCTTGAAAGCTCAAAACCCTCTAACTGTCCACTAGCACTTGGAGTTGGTAATACTTCTGTTTGCCAATCAAACACTACGTTTTTAATATTTCTTTTGCCTATTGATGACATAAAAGGTGTTTGCATAGGAGAGATGTTGTAAATAATATTACTTAAATCTTCTCTGTCAGCAGTAGCCGAATATGTGTCAAAAGCGTTAGTTACTTTAGCCATTTTTATATTCCTTTAAAATTAAATTAATTGTTCAAATACTTTAGCCGCATCTGAGGTTTTCCCAGTTTTAGCCAACCTTTGTTTTGCTCTTTTCACAGGTGTTGTCGTTTTTGGTCGGTTAGTCGTACCAGGTCTTGCAACTCTTGCTGGTGCTTTTTGTGTTGGTTTTTTCTTTGTGGCTTCAACTGTTTTAGAGTTTAACCAAGCATTTCTTAAACCAAGCAAAGCACGATAATCATAAACCTGTTGAATTTCTTGAGGTGTATAACCTAAAGTATTCACGGCATATTCGCTAATAGCCAACTTTTCTTTTGTAGCAACCTCAGGGTTTTGCCACTCAGGGATTATTTCAAGAAGCTTTTGATTACCATACTCAACAAATTGTGCAATCTGTTGTTGCTGTTTAACTAAGGCTTCTTGTTGAAGTCTTTGTTGTTCAGCATTTACAGCATTAAGCTTTTCTTTCTTTTCATCCCAAAGTTGTTTTTCACGAACATAACCAACAGGATCATCTTCATACAAAGCGTTCCAATCTGGTTCGTTAGCCAGTTCGCCCTTTAATTGGGCTTCCATCTTCGGTAACAACTGCGAATAAATCGCATCTCTTTGCGCTAACTCTGCTTGCTGCTGCTCAATAGTCTTACGCTGTTGGGCGAGTTCTTGAGTTTTGCGCGTATAATCTTGCTGACGAGAATATCCGTTGACAAGTTCCTCTTGCGTAACCTCAACTTCTTGACCATCTACTTTTACTGTAAATGTCTGAGGTTGCAAGGCTTCCTCTTCAACATTGGTTTGTTCTTCATCTAATTCATCCTCTTCGTCAAACTCTTCATCATCTTCTTCAATATCTTCAGATGACTCAAGTTCTTCTTCAAGGACTTCTTCTTCAACTACTTCTTCTGTTTCTGTGACTGCATCCTCAACCTTGTCCTCTTCAGGGGTTAAGAAACTTTCAAACATCGAAGCAGCAACTTCGTTATCAGTTTGTAAAGCAGTCGGTTTTCCGTTATTGCTCATATAAATACTCCTTAATTGTATTTAAGGGTATTTTAGCCTAATAATATAGGAAATGAAAAGGTTTAGCCGATTTTTCTAATCTTGTTTATATTAGATTTTGTTAGCTTGCCTTTCTCTGCAATGATACGCAGATGTCTTTCAACTTCTGGTAATAGTAATAATGATCTGTGGATATCTTCTCTAGCCGTTACATCATCTATATTCCGTGAGTTTAACCAATGTGTTATATATTCGTTTTTAAGATTTTCTATTGCTTCTTTAAAAACATCAGATGTTAATATTTGTTCGGCTTGTGCAGCCCTAACTACTTCTTCGTGTGATACCGACATTAAAATAATCCCCTGGGTAATTGTTGGTCTACAGAAAATCTACCGCCAGTTGGTGTTTGTAAACCAGCAAGTTGTTGTTCTAATTCTGCAATTCTTGCATCATAAGCAGATAAATCTGGAGCTTGATAAGTTGGTATATCAATACCAGATATAGCTCTTTGTATATCTTCTTGAGTTACAAATTGTGATACATCAGGTACTTGTTGTTGAGGTATCGACATTAATATATCTTGTTTTAAAATATTAGGGTCAAATGTAGGTATATCTTCTAATCTAGCAAAACCACTTAAATCTGGTGCTTGATATTGTGGTATCTCAATACCCTCTCTAGCTATAGATAAGAAATCTTCTCTGCTTGGTATTTTAGGTATATCTTCTAGTCTAGCAAATTGTGATAAATCTGGCATTTCATATTTAGGTATATCAATACCCTCTCTTATATCTCTTATTAAAGCATCTCTATCTATAGAAAAATCTCTACCAGTTGGAACGTCTGGTATTAATGTTGG